AAGTCTCTTCCAGTCAGTCTCATCCTCATACCCATACGATATAGAGCATCATCTAAGGTATCTAATCCACCTAACTCTGTTCTTAGTCTTGCTACTATATCTACTATTGTACTCATTTCTTTACCTCTTTCTTCTTAGAGCTCTTGCTTCCTTCCTCTTAATGTCAGCTAAAGCCTCAGTTATCCAGTGTAGTTGTCTATAGTCTAGCTTTCTAATGTCATCTAAAGTCCAATGCATGTAGTACATTATTAGGAAGATACTTTCAAGGAACTTTGACCTACTAATAAATTTTCTAGTTTACTTAGAGACTCTCTGTCTAGTCCTGAGTACTTACTAATATGTAAAGCTAGTTCAAATAAGACTTGATGGTTTAATTTCCTTACTTCATCAATCTTTAGCTTTGGTCTTACAAGTCCCTTGAAGACCAACCAGATATATTGTTCTAAATCATTGTCTTTAGCTACTTTCATTATAGCTGCTAGTTCTCCAACAGTAATTCTCTTAATTCTTACCTTCTTAGGAATTGTCTTAAGTTCTATTTCCTTCTCTCCTTCAGCAGAGGCTAGAAGGTCTCCTACTTCAGCAAATTCTTTACTCTCTACTTCACTCACACGAACTCACCTCTTTTCTTAGAGTTACTAACCCTTACTTGGGTATTCTTATCTAGTTTAGCTTGAAACTAGTCCTATTGACTTTCCTCTAAAGTCATAGTCCTCTTTAAGGAACCCATCTTGTGGAATATCTAGTGAACCTTTCTCAAACTTACAGTCATATACATAGACTTTCATAGAACCTACTTCAAAGCAAAGATCAAACTCAGTCAAAGATGAAGTCCCTGTTACCAATTGAAGATAGTTAGTATCTATCCAAGCCTTAGAGATAGAACCAGTAACTTCTTGATTCCCTGCTATTAAGTCTGTAGGAGTCCTAGAACCTATTTCATAGTAAGGCTCTAAGTTAGTAGCAATATCAACAGAGGCTGAGTCAGCATATCCTATCTGAATATCATCTTTGTAGATTTTAGCATTCCAACCTTTATACACAGGCATTTACTTTCACCTCTTTAATCTTTCTCTAATTCTTATTTAAGTCTAATCTTAAGACTTAACCCAAATAAAGAAAACAGAAATAGAAATAGTCTTCCTATGTAACATATTAGCTTCATCTAAGGGTTGAGAAGTTATACCTCTAACTTCTATATCCACTATTTCTTCATTAGAGTTCTTTATCTCTTCTTTCTTATTCTCTAAAGTCTTAATTACTTCATCTGCTAAGTAGTCTCTTAACTTAGTCCCCACATAAGTAATAGAATTAAAAGTAGCTCTATCATTAACCTTTACCCATACATCAATATCGTAATCCAAACGAGAAAGAAGACCAAAAGTACCTGAAGTAAGTTCTACCTTCTCTCCTATTGAAATAGGACTTAAGTCTCCTCCTATATTAGTAACAGAGATCCTAGGAAAAGTAACATCCATTCTAGGATATCCAATATAGATCCAGTTCCCACTACCATGAGGATTAGGTACATTATTTCTTAAAGTCTCTACTAGAAGCTTATTAATATCCACGATATACAACTTTCTTTCTCCTCCTTAATACTCTCTTAGCCTCTTTAAAGAGAGAAAGTAAATCTCTATAATGAGACTTAAACACTCTAGTTATGAAAGGATTCCTAGCTTTATATTGTCCAGGTAGATGAGTAACTTTCTTAGTAATTACCCAAGTCTTAGCTGGTTTTCTACCTCTTCTTCCTCTTGACCAAGGGGGAATTGCAGCTACTTTAGGATTTCTAAAGGACTGTCCTCCTTTTAGTGGGAAGGTCATTGCTTGTTTAGAAACAGGTCCATAAGTAATTCCTGTCTTCCATCCCTTTTCTAGAGAGTAAATAGCCATTAGAGCATGATAAGCGTCAGAACCCTTTACAGATCCTCCTGGAACTCCTATACATCTAAATCTAATTCCTCCTTTTCCTGTTGTCCACATTAATTTAATATGAGATGCTACCCATCCTGGTCTTCTTCTAGGATCATAAGTTATTTTAGGACAAGCTGCTATAACTTCTGGATAGATCATTTCTGAGAAACGAGAGAAGGCCTCATAAACTGCAGGAATTAAAGCACGGAAGGGTCTAGCTGGTCTTTCCATCTCTACATAAGTTCTAAAAGTTACCTTTATTCTAGGCATTAAATCACTCTCCTTAGGAAAGCTCTCTTATACCAAATCTTATCTCCATAGTAATAATCTTCTACTCTATCTATTCTCCAGGTCTTATTATTCCAAACTACTTCATCTTCTGCACTTATTTCTATGGTCTTTCCTTTTACTAAATAAGAAGGTAGGAAATATCCATATGCATCTCCTATATTAGCAAGACCAGGAGGAAGAAAAGCTAAGTCTTCAGAAGTTAGTTCTTGTATCTCAGCTCTTATTGAATAAGAGTCATCTAGAGTTCTCTCTTTCTGACCGTACTCATCTTCAGTGCCTGAATAAGTGTACTTCTTTAAAGTAACTTTCTTGCCTAGAACCTTTCTTAATTGAGCCTTAGGTGGTACTTTAAACAACTTAAGTCACACTCTTAATATACTTAGAAGAAGACTTAATCTCTACTTCATAAGTAGTCCCTGGTCCCTTATACTTCCAAGGTCTTCTAGGAGATCTCATTATCTTCTCATAAGAGACTTTATCCATAGGTAACTTAGTAAGATGGAAGACTATTCTTAAGAACTCTTCTCTAAGTCTTTCCCATGGTTGTCTATTTCTTACTCTTACATTCCCTATAGTTAAGTCTTCAGGGACTAAATAAAGTTCTCTAGCAACCCATAACATAGCAGCATAGTAACAAGTAGCTAGAGAAACTAAGTCCCAGTCAATTGCTTTAGTATAATAGGAATAGTCAATAGTAATTTTCTTATATTGAGTAGAAGGAGCTTCAGTAAGAACGAACTTAGCAAATTGAGGATAGAAAGTAGAAACACTTAACTCTACTTTAGTAGAAGGATCACTAGCTTTAGTCCAACCATAGATCTTAAAGTCTGAAGTGTCAATTACCTTATCAAAGTTAGTATCTGCAGGCCAAGGATGTTTAGCTACAAAAGTATTATTTGTTCCATTTATATTCCCTGTCATTACTTCATCATGGACTTCTACTTGAATATAGTGTAAGATAACTCTCTGTGCTTTATCTAAGAACTCTTCTAGTATAGAGTCATCTGCATCATCAACAGTTATACCAAGTAAATCTCTGACATCTTGAGCAGTCCCGTACATAGTTTAGTCTCCTATCTAGTATCTAATAACTGTAAAATATAAAAACTTAGAGAAAAAACAAAACATATTAAAGAGAAAAACTACTTAAGAGTTTTTCTCTAAAGAGTAATAAATTTAGAAACTAACTGGCTTATGCTGACTTAGAAGTTATTCCTGTAATGAATTGTACTGCATCACTGTCTGTCAGTTTAACTCCATATTCTACATAGAAGTAGAGCTCTATTGAGTCTGTAGCAGGATTGTCCCATCTCTTCATATCTAACTTTCTTCTTATTGCCATCCAACCAGCTCTGTTAGGATCAATTACTAGGGCTACACTTGAAGGTATTTGTGTAGTTACTAGGACTTTAAGTCCTGCTATCTTTCCTATTTCTCCAGTAACTATTGGCTCTTGTGATCCATACTTAGCAGCATCAACGAACATTGAAGACTTTAAGATTCCACCTAGAGTTGAAGGATGAGTTACAATGAATTTAGGAGTCCACTTCCTAGCTCTTATCGCTGTAACAGCATCAAGGATAGACTCATAAGTTAGAGTTCCTTTTGTAGTTGGTTCTGTGAAGTTAGTCTTAGTTAGACTTGAATACTTCACATCAACTGTACAAGCACCAGTAGCTACTACTTTCCCATCATCATAGTCTACTTCAGAAATATTAGACTCTGTCTCATCTACCCAAACTAATGGGTGTCCTACTGTCCAAGTTCCTGCAGTTGCGAATGTATGAGAATCTTCTGTATAATCCAATAGTGCTTTAAGGATATCAGCATCTTCTTTATCAGCCAAGGCTATACCAGCTTCCTCAACTGCATCTCTAATTAAGTTGAGTTCACAGCCTTCAATAGCCTCTTCAGTTATATGTACTGCTACTCCTTTCTTTGTAGGAGTAATAGTGTTAGCAGTGTAACTTATTTTTGAGGAAGTTAACTCTGTACCTTCTGAGACATCTGTAGCGGTTAGAGTCCCTCTTCTTCCTATGACTATAGATCTACCTTTAGTTCTTACTAGGTCATCATTGATCCTAATTAAGTTCCTACCATACCTTCTAGCTCTAGCAGCTTTCTCTACTTCGTCAAGAATAACTTTAGGTACTAGTTCATTTATCTCTGAAGCAGTTATTGTTGAAGCCAGTTCCTCTAGACTCTTCATTTTACCTTTCACCTTGAAGATAGAAATAGAGATATTATATATAAACTATTCTCCTTTCCCTAGTCTCTTAATTAGATCGTGCTTAAGAGCGTAAACAACTAATTCTCCTAGTGGGACTTGACTTAATTCTTTCTTAAGTTCTTCCTTATCTACTTTAGGTTTAGGCTCTTCCCTCTTTGGAGTACTTATTTCTTTAGAAATTCTTATTTTCTCTAGTTCTATTAAACTCTCTACTGCTTTCTTTAACTCCTCTACTTCCTTCTCTAAGTCTTTATTTCCCATATCTTTCCACACTTCTTGTTTAGAGATAAATAGGGAATTTAGAGACCCTGTCTTTTAAGAGCTTCTTCTCGGAGTATTTCAGCCCAGTGTTCCTTGACGTATTTCTCTATTTCCTCAGGACTTGGCTTTTGTTCTTCTTTTTCTTCTTCTTCCTCTTTTTCAACTTTAACTTCTTCCTTAGGAGCTTCAACTTCTTTTTCAGGTTCTCTAGTAACTTCCTTTTGGACTTCTTCTTTGACCTCTTTTGCTACTTCTTCCTTTGTTTCTTCTTTCTGTTCTTCTTTAGTTTCCTCTTTCACTTCCTCTACCTCCTTTTCAACTTTCTCAACTTCTTTCTTTTCCTCTTCAACGCTTGCAGTCTTAGATTCTTCTTTAGGAGCTTCCTCTTTTTCACTTAAGTTCTCTGTAAGTTCTTTAGCTTGTTTCTCAATTGTCTCTTCAGAGCTTTTTTCCTCTTCTTCTTGAGGTGGAGCAGGATATTTGGCTTCTTCCTTGGGCACACATTTCCCTTGTTCTTCGTCCCAGACTTGTCCTTCAGGACATTTGTGTTCTTCTTTTTCTTCTTCCTGGTTTTCTTCCTCAGAAGTCTCTTCAGACTTTTGTTCTTTCTTCCACTCTTCGGCACAAGCCTTCATTCTCTTAACAACATCAGGAATTTCATCAGCTTTCTCTTTCATGCATTTCTTCATAAATGCCCGATAATCTCCAGCTAGTTCTAAGAAGTCTAACAAGTCTTCATCTGATTCCTCTTTACTCTCTTCTTCTTCAGACTTAGGCATTGGATATTTACCATAGTATGGGTAGTATGGGTAATACGGATAGTAGGGATAATAAGGATACCCATACCTTCCTGGATAAGGATATCCGTAGTAACCATAGTATATTGAGACTATTTTCTTAGCTTTCTTCTTAAGTTCTGCTATTTCCTCTGGGGACTCTAGTTCTACAACAGCCCAGAGTGATTTCTTAACTTTCTTTTTCTTAGGTGTCTCTTTTGGTTTGCCATAGTAAGGATAGCCATAGTATGGGTAGTAAGGATAGTACGGATAAGGATACTTCTTAGCTGGATATCCATAGTAAGGATAAGGATAGCCATAATAGTAAGTCACTACTTTCTTTGTTCCTAGTTCCTCTAAGAGTTCAGAAAAGTTGTTAAGTTCTAGAACAGCATAAAGCTTAGGTGCTTCTACCTCAGAAAGGTCAAACTCTTCCTCAGTTTCCTCTTCTTCAACAAGAGATTCCTCTGTCTCTAGTTCCTCAGTAATTTCCTCTTGGGTCTCCGAGATTTCTTTGTTTTCATTCATATTTACTTCACCTATTCTTTCTTCTTTTCTATTTATATTTAAACTTTTATTAACCTTAATTCTCTTACTTAGTTCTTCTACACTGAATATGAAACACTTATCACATGCTGGACTTCTTACAAGAGATAATTCGTTAAAGTTAAAGTTAAAACCAATACTCTGCTCTTCGTTAACAGGGAATTTATCTAGCCAAGTAGAACAGGAGACAGCAGGAAAGGTCCCATCTTTTATGTAATCAATAGCTTTAGGATCACTTACCTCTGCTTTAAAGACAAGTGCTTTTAAGTCCTTATCATAATGTGCATCTAAAACTTTCCCCACACTCTTATCCTTAAACTCTTCATCCATTCCATGCTCTACTTTCAAAGGTTTTCCTATAAGTCTCTTAGCAGCTTTAGCTATTTCTTCTGAAGGATAGAGAACATTTTTCCATACTCCTTCTGAAAGAGCTACTCCTGTAATAATTAATTTATTCTCTTTCTCTTCTAGTTGGAAGAATGGAGAAGAGGTAAGGATTTCCCTAATAGTACTAACAGGTACATATTTCTCTGAATCGAAAGAAGGTTCTTCCCAAATACCTTCTATTTCCTCAGACAACTTGAATCACTATCCTTTAAATTTGACTCTATCTTATTTAACTTTTCTTTTACTATCTTATCTACTTCCTCTGGTGGATTAGTCTTTTCATACTTTCTAGACTCTTGATCAAGTTCAGCTAGTGGAGAGTCTGAAGGAAACATTGGATAACCTAGTTTTCTAAGTGTATCAACTATAGCTGCATGACATCTAATAATTCTTTTTTTATTCCAGTCTCCCCATTCTCCTTTCTCTTTAAGTCTAGCCCATCCTATGTGTAAGTATCTATGATCTGCTATTAACTCTTTCTTTCTCTCTTTAGCATTTTCTATATCATACTGAATTCCCTCATTACAAAACTCCTTATTAGACTTAGAAGTCTTATGTTTATGTCTAATAAGTTCTCCACTCCAAGTATGTAGTTTATTCTTAATTATCCAGTCACTAGCCTTCTTTTCGTCCCACTCATCAGAGAACTTAATTGCTGCTACTCTAGCTCCTGATATTGTCCCTGGTCTGGGATAAAGACATACTAAGACCTGTAAAACTTCTTTAGGAGCTTTCTTAAGTTTAGGAATATACTCAGTAGGATCTACTACACATCTAGTAAACTTACCTAAATTGTAAATATGGAGCCAATAGTAGTTCCATCCTTTCTTCTTCTCTTTCTTAAAGGGCTTATAATAATCTCCTGTAGCTGGGTCTCCTGAACTTAATGGGTGAGGGAGTTTAGCTCTTTCAAAATATCCTCCTCTACCAGGTTGATCGACATAGACAAAGTAGCCCTTAAGTTTCTTACCTTCAAAGCTCATTGAAATAAATCTAGGAGGATTATAATCTAGTATATGAACAGTTCCTTTATCTATAGGAGTTACAAAGGTTACTAGAGGTCCTACCATTTTCATAGTCTTCTTATCTATATCCATCCACTCATCTATATTAGAACAAGTCTTATAAACTGCTTTAGCTCTATCTCCTTCTTTAGTCATTTCAAGAGGATTCTTATAGATATTAAATTCAAATCCCTTTCTTACTCTAATATCCCAATGTCTCTTAAGTTTATCATTTTCCTTAAGATCGTGAGCTTGTAGAACAAAGTCATAAGTAAAGAGATCTTCTTTCCCTAATTTAGAAAGAGCTTGCCAAGACCATATCTTGGACTTTTCCTCTTCCTGAGCTAATACAAAAGTTCCTTTAAGTCTTTTGCCTTCCAGGTGGAAAGTATAGATCTTAGCTCCTTCTACTGTATCTGTTTCTACTTCACAACTTCCTTTATCTATTATCTTCATATGTGAAACAAGTTTTTCAGTAGGATTATAAGTAGGATGCTCTCCTGGCTGAATATCTCCTTCAAAGTTAAACCATTTCTTATCTACTTTTCCTTCACTAACGAAGGCACAAGGAGAGAATCTAGTAAAATCATTGTAACTAAAGAAACTCTTTACTGAACCATCTTCATCTATAAATCTAAAGAACCATCTCATATTAGGAATTCCTCTAACATGTACAGGACCCATCCAGGAAAGGAACTGTACTACAAACTTAGTCTTAAAGAGAAGTTCTTGAGTTTTTGCTTCTTTCTCTTTCTTAGCCTCAGGAGGTATTTCCTCTTTAGTTTCTTTTCCTTTCTCCCACTGTTCTTTTACCCACTTGTACCACTTTTCATATAACTCACCCTTTCTCCATTCTGGAGGTACTGGAATGTAATTCTTAGGAGGAACCCATTTCTTTTTCATTCCTCTCTTTAGACAATATGGTGTTTGATCTCCAGGAATTAGAACTCTCCACATTAATTCAGTACCAGGTTTAGGAACTTTCGTCTCTGGATCTATAATATTTACATTAACTGCTCTTACTATTACTCTTACCCACTTGTGATAAGGAAAGAGAGGGTTCTTAGCTTCACTATAGAGGAAGTATTCATGAAAATAAGGCTTTTGAGCACCAAACCAAACTCTTCCCCAGTTCCATCTATAAAAGACTCCTGGTTTAGTTTTAGTAGCACCAACTTCTCCCTTAGGAACTACTCCTTCTACTTCTAACCAGATTTTAGGCTGTCTAGCTAGTTCTTCTAAGCTCCTAATACTCAGTTTTTCTATTTCTTTAGGTTTAGTATAAATAGTCTCATCTTCTATTTTGACTATGTTGTATTTCCATTCATCACATATTTCTGAAGGGCATTTGGTTTCCGCTCTTAATCCTACATTCTTCTTATTAGCCGTAAAGTTCCATTCCTTAATGAATTTCTTAAAAACCTCTTTGGCTTCTTTAACGGAAGTAACCTCTGGAGCTCCTTTCACAGAATCAAGGACCGTCCAGCCGATCAGGTGATCATTTACCTCCATTCTCCAATCAACGTGCTTACTAGACCCTCGCCAGTGATCTTGCATTACAAATCTACACTTCTTGCAAGTAGGGTATTCTAAGTAAGGTGTTAAAAAGAATCCTCCAGGTCTTCCTCCTTCTCCCTTCTTAGGAGGTGCCTTCTTCCTTGCAAGTAATTCTAACCAGTTAACCATATCAGGAGTTATTCTCATTCTCTTCACCCTTATCTTCGTCTATTTCTTTTACTTTAAATTTCTTAACTCCATAATAATAGGGCTTTACATATCTACATCTGTAAATATTAGCAAAGGGACAAACTATTGGGAACTTTAGATACTGAATATCTATCTCATCTATTTTCTCTTTAGATAGAGATTCTTTTTCTTCCTTATCTCTAGGAATAAAGAATCTTAATTTGAAAGGACAAATCCTCTCATCATTCCAAAATGGACAGGGTTCTAACTCAAAGACTAGCTTAGACATTGTAACTCTCTCCTTTTCAGTTGGACCAGTTCCTGCTGCTTCTATTTTCTTAACTACATCGAATGGATCTGGTTCATTCTTAGCAGGATGTTTACCAGCAAATAATGGGAACATCCAAACATACCAGATCTTCCCTGTCTTAGGATCTTCAAAGTGATCTATCTTTATAGGTCTAACAGTAATAATATCTCCTGGCTTACATTTCTCACTAGTAGAATAAGTTCTTCCAATCATAGCATAGCACTTTCCTCCTTTCTTAAAAGCTTGTCCTTCTTTGAATTTCTCAAACATACTACAAGGAATTCTGAAAGCACATTCATACATATACTGATCTAAAAGCCTTCCTTCCTTAGTCTTCTTTTGAATTACTTTAACTACCATAACGTCTATTTCCTTTAAGTTCTTTAACTTACACCAATAGTCAGGTCTATTCTCGCCTTTGAACTTTATCTTATAAGGAGAATCTGCAGCTTTACACACTACTCCCTCAGAACCAGGAAGAGATCTTAATTTATCTACTGCTCTAAAGAACTCC